AGTGGAGGCAGCGGGCGTATCCGGCGATGTCCACCGCGTTGTCCCTTTTCTTTTGGTGGGTCTCGCGGGACAGCTTCAGGCAGATGAGGAACAGCGCCACGTCACGAGCCTCGAACTCGACGCCTTTCAGCGCGGTCCACATCTTGGCGGTGCGGGCGAAGTCTTCGTTTGGAGGGCCGTATTGGTTTTGCCGGTCGCCGCTGGTGATGCGGAGAGCTTCTTGCAGGACGTCTTCTTGTTCGGTCATTTGGATTGCGCGGTTTCGATGATCTTGTTGTGGAGCGACTTGTAAACCTTCATCGCCACGAGGTGGCGGCGGGCGAGGTCGTCCCCCACCAGCTCGCCAAGCTGCTTGGTCAGGCAGTCAGGGCATTCCATTCCGCCCCGAGCTCCTTCACCGCAGCTGTTGCGGCAGGCGCTGAAGGTGGTGTCGCCGTTTGGGAACTGGTAGCTCAGGTCGTGGAGGAGCTGGCGGGTTTGGTCGATGGTTTTCATTTGGTTTCAGGAGTGATCCATGGTTGTTCGGAGAACATCGGAGACGGTTTGCCGATCTTGTTCATGAAGCGCATCGTCGGCTTGTGGAAGTAGAACGACGCCATCGGCAGGTTGCCGGTCGCCCGTTGTTTCCTGACGACAATCTTGCCGCACGGTGTGGACGCCCAGAACTGGTCGATCTCCGACTGCTCCGACCCTTGGTCCTCCATCTCCGCGATCTTCTCCGCCTTCGGCATGTCGCGCCAGATAGCGATGACGTTGTTCGGGATGTCTCCCCATTCCGACGCTCCACGGATCTCCGCCATGCCCGGAACCTTGCCGGTGTTTTCCGGGGGCTTGCGCGGGTGGGCGACGACGTGGACGTGGACCGGGTATTCAGCCACGAAGACACGCACCAAGTCGGCGGCTTCGGCCTGCGCGGTATTGTCGCCACGGTCGATGTCCATGGTCATGACGTTGTCGATGACGAAGGTGTCGATGCCGTAGCGTTTGTGCGCGTGGATGAAGGTTTGGATGAGGTGCTTCGGGTCGGCCCGCTTCCGCGCCTTATACATGAACACGTTTTTGGCCATGTAGGCGTAGGCCGGGTCGAACTCCTCGTGGAACGGAAGGTTTGGATAGGCGGTGAAGTTGAGGAGGATTTGGGACAGGGTCATTTCCGGCGGCTGCTCAAACGAGGCGACACACGTCACCTTCCCTTGGCTCATCAATGAAGCCACTTGGTTCTGAACGGCTTGTGACTTTCCATGAGACGAGAACCCGAACCACAGCGTCATCTCGTGCTTGCGGAACGTCAGGTCAAAGTTGGGCAGGAAGAACGCGTCGCCGTCCGAAAGGTGCTCGCCCTTCATGTAGGACCTCACCGTCTCCTTCATCGACTCCGGGTCGGCGATCTCGGCCATCGGCTCCCGTGTGGTGCTTTCGATGCACTTGAGGATTTCGGCCCCGCGTCCGGCGCGGAGCATGTCGTTCGCGTCCTTGAGGGGAAGGCGGACGGTCAGGCAGCGCTCGGTCCCGAGACGGGCGGACGCCTCCTTGGCTCCCTTCTTGCCGGGCTCGTCGTTGTCGAACAACAGCACGATCTCGTCGAAGTGGGACAGGTATTGGTAGTCCTCCGTAATCCAGTTCATGTTGGACGCGCCCATCGGGATGGACACGGCGGGAATGCCAGCCTGCCAACACGCCATCGCGTCCCACTCGCCCTCGCAGATGACGAGCCGTTGAAGCCCGGTCTCAGGGTCGCAGACGTCCTTGCCGAAGATCGAGATGACGGGCTCGGCGCTCACCCACGTGTCCTTCTTGCCGTCCGCCTTGAGCTTGTGGCCCCAGTGCTTGGTCATTCCCAAGTTGCCGAAGGCGTCGTAGTAGGGGAAAAGGACGCCGTCGCGGACGTCGGACGCCACTCCGTATTTGCGCAGGGTGTCCTCGGTGATGCCGCGAGCCTTGGCATATTCAATGGACTTGGCGGAAAGCTCCTTCATCGTGCGGGCCAGCGCCTCCGGGTCTTTTGCTTGGCTGATGGTGCCGAACGATTGGATGGGAGGGACGTTGCAGAACTTGGCCAGCCACGCGATGCCTTCCTTGAGGGTGATGCCTTTCACTTGGGACACCAGCCTCCAAGGACCGCCCTTGATCGACGGGTCGGAGAAATCGAGGTAGTAGCCGGGGTTGTTGGCGCGGGTGCTCACCATCATCCGGCGACCCTTGCTGCCGTCGATGCCGCCGATCATGTAGCACGAGCTCTCGCGCTTGGCCTCGGGGAACAGGTTGAGGACGAATTCGTCGATGCGCCCGGCCAATGCGTCGCGGATGGATTGAAGGTCAAAGAATTGCTGGTCGCGTTGATTCATGTGTGGGTGGTTGTTGGGTGAATGGTTGGTTTAGTCAGGCTAAAGTTGAGAACATGAAGCTGCACGGAACGCTTAGGCGTCCGTGAGCTGGTTGTTCAGTGGTCTTTCATCTCGTCGAACACCTGTCGGTTCACCTCGTCGAAGACGTCGTGCATCGTCGGGTCTCCGGTGATGTTGGCGTGCATGGCGAACACCTTGCCGAACAGGTTGTAGCCGTTCATCGTCGCTTTCGGCATCTCGTCGATGAACGCTTTCACCACCTTGTCGGTTTCCAACTGCGCGTCGTTTTCTGACATTTTCAGCTGGTTCGACACTTTTTTCTGCATGGCGGGGTCTTTCAGTAGGGCGATGCTGATGTCCTTCTGGATGGTTCCCGTCACCTCGTTGACGGCTTTGAAGAATTTGACGAGTCCGGATAGGTCGCGCTCGGGGGGGATGAGGGGTTCGATCATGACTTGAGGGTGCTGCGCTTGGCGATGGGGAGGATTTGGTTGCCGACCTGTGCGGTCCACTCCTTGGTGTTCAAAACAATCTTGCCTTCAGGCGGGTCACCGGCCAGTCCGTTCACCCGCGTCCACTCGCCTTCCTCGTAAACGATGTAAGTCACCTTGGCCTCCTTGTAGGCGGCGATCAGGTCGAGCGCCTGCTTTTGGCTGCGGATGTTGCGGATGGTGGTGTCGTCCTCCATGGTCTTGGCGATGGAGCACAGCGCCCGGATTGACTTCGGCCCCACCTTGTAGGTTTCGGCCTTGTGCAGGATGAGCTTTTTGTGGGCGTCGGGGATTTTGGCGTAGTGCGCCTCCTTGTGCGACGAGAACGACAGCTTGTAGCGCTTCAGCTTGAACGCGTTGAACACGCCGACGGCGGTGACCACCGTGTTGTATGCCTTGGTGGTGGAGTCGCACACTTGGGAAACGGAGAAGTTCTCGCCGTGGAAGTCTTCCAAGGAGGAGATGATCGAACCGAGCATCCACGAGCTCTTGTCGTCCACCACTGTTCCGAGGTCCTTCAGCTTGAGGACGTTGGCGACAACGACCAGCGAGTGTTGGAGAGTCGGCGGCTTGTCCGGGTTGATCCGGCAGCACCCGTCGTCGGAGATGATGAAGCAGCCGTCTGAATCGGAGAACGCAGCCATCAGCCCGTGGGCCGCGTGTTCGACAATCTCGTCGCGCTCGGTGGTTTCCTCCGGGGCAAACTCGTTGTTTATGTCGACGAAATTGGTTTCGTGAACATCGCTGGAATCCTTTGTCTGCGGGGAATTCACATGCTGGGAGTGGATGGATTCACGTTCCCATTCGGTTGGTTCGTCTTTGGCGTCGTAGACAATCTCTACAGGTGGCTCTGCAAGGGCCTCCACTGGCTCCTGTGGCGCGTCTTGAGTGGCTTCCGGGGACTCTGTGCCCAAAGCCATTGCCAAGGCCCTTACGCGCTCTCTGGTGGGGCCGGAAAACGCCATGATTGGCACCTCTCCGGTCTTCTCCAGCGCCTCGACACAGCGGAACACCACTTCATAAGGGATTTTGAACTTCTCGGCGAGGGCGGGGTAGTCGGATTGGTCGACGGGGGCTTCGTTGTAATAGACGGTGTGTGATGTCATAAGAGTGTTTAGTCAGGCTAAAGGGTGAGCAGGTGTCAAGGAGTTTGTCCGGTGGCTTTGGCAATGGCGGCACGGGCGTTGTCCCACATTGCCCGGTCGTAGCTGTCGGCTTCCCGTGGTTCTTGTGGCAATAGCATTTGCAATGCTTCCAGCAAATCAGGCGCGGCTGCAATCAGGTTTCGGTTTGCCCTCCATTCCACGATCATGCACGAGTCGGGACGCGTCATGATGGCGAGGTGGAAATGGTCGCTTCGGATGTATTGCCCGTCGACTGTCCAAGGTCCGGGTGTGTGGGGTGTGTTCATGGCTTTCTTTTTCCTCCGTTGCTGGCTTTCCAGTTGGTGGCCGTATCGTTGGCCAGCCTTGCGGCATCTGCTTTTGAGTAACCGGCATTTTCAAAGTCCGCCTTTGAGAGTGTGGTCCTATTGGGTTTTTTGGTGTATTGGTTTGCGCTCATAGGTGGGAGGTCCAGTCTTTCTTTCTTTCCTCATACTCCTCGGACTTGCCAAGGAGGCGTCTCGCGTGACGGATCAGGTGCACCCTGCGGGCTTGCAGCGCCTCCACCCGTGGAAACCCCGGAGAGGTGTGCCACGGCGACTCGGGCGTCTCCCTGAAGCGGAACCCCCAGCCCCCTTCCTTGCGGTCGGTGAGCTGGGTGACGCAGTCCTCGGCGTGCCTTACGGCTTCGTATTTCTTCATGGTTCGGGGTTGGAGTTGGGGTTGGACCAGTAGGCGTATGGAGATCCGCGCTCGAACACTTGGACAAATTCGACGTCCGCCACGTCATTGACAAACTTGTCAATCCACGCTTCCGGCCTGCCGGGCGGCGGGTTCTCGATGAAGAAGTTGTCCTGCTCGTCTCCCATGAAGACCAGCGCGATGAGCTCGGGTTTCATGCTTCCTCGGTCAGGTGGTTGAAATACTCGTCAATGGCCGATTGGCATCCGTGTTCTTCACACCACTCCAAGCCTTCCGCTTCCGTGAGCGGGATGATGGCATTGCCGCCGCCTCGGGAGTTGCCGTCGCTGCACGTTTCAGAGTAGCGCGACATTGCCCCTCCGGTTCCATGCAGGAAGTGGTTTCCTTTCTGGGTCCGGTAGAGGGTTTCCTCCCAGTGATGGAAGTCGTTGCAGTAGCCGCCACCACTGT